TCAAAAGTTCGTGTTATTGTTGTTGCTGACATTTTAGAGTCTGAAGTATAGTTTACTTCCTCCGAGTTTTAGAGTAGGCCACTGTTTTCTAGCGAATGCTCCGAGTATTGCTACTCCTCCAGCGGTTACTAATGTTTTACGTCCGACATCAGATCCAATCATACTAATGGCGTTTCGTGATAAAGTAGTGAATGCCTGACCGAGTTGGCCATCAGTTACATCCTTGATAACTCCGTCTAATGCAATAGATTGACCGAAGGCAATATCGGTTCCACCTTGATTTAGGTATGATGCTATTGCCAAACCACTAGCCATACCGCTAATAGATGGATGGGGGATTCCTTTTTTCATATATGATTTTCTCCTGTTATTTTTATTGGTGTATGCCCGTCTAGCGGTTTTACGAACGCCACCTTTCCGTGTAGATCTTCGGGATGTGGACGCATCATAAGATTTTTTGGAAATTAGTTTACCATCTCGGAAATACATAAAGTTTCCTTTCTTGTTTTTCTTTCGATAAACTCCGACAGGCATAAACAAATAATGTTTAATTGATTATATAATACTTTTGTCTTACAGGTTTAAGTTATATACTAGTTTCTTAATAATGATACGTGGACGCAACTAAGAAAGAATTAGTAAAGCCAGACATTTCTTCACCATTGAAGAAGCGTGATTCATACCTCAAAGTGTATGATGATGATATGACCCTAGTCACTGTAGATCTAGCGGAAGAATGTAAGATTGATACAGACAAGGGTATAAAAGAAGGTGTAAAGGTAACCTGTCGTTTAGTTAATAGTGTAAAAACATTTAGCAAGCATGAAGATAGCGGGCCGGAGGATTTTGAGTATGAGTATAGAGCTGAAGAAGAATCTAAAACAAAAGAGTCTTATTCAACATCCTCTTTTTATCTATTGAAGGATTTTAAATCAGCATCTCACTGGCCTAAAGAAGGGATCTTCTATTGGGTATGGAAAGCATCCGACGGTCTAAGGTGGGAAGAAGCATAATGCTACATTGTGATAAGTGTCATACGAATGCATACGGTAAAGTAATATTTGAATGTTGGAGATGTGAGATTACATCGATACTTTTACGAATTGAGGAAAAGTTATGAAACGGATCTGTATACATTGCGATAAACATGGTAATAGATGTCACTGGCACGGGAGGAAACGATGAAAGCACTCTGTAGTTGTTATAATATGAACTGGGGACGTGTATCAGCGACGTGCTCTAACTGTGGCCGTAAGATAAATGGAGGAGTGTAAGGATATCAATGGGGTGGGGTTGTATCTGGAGTGCGTTAATGTGCCTTCAAAGTGCGTTATTTCTGCAATCCCATGCCAATGTCTGGTTTAATGTTGGGCTTTGCTTCCTTTGACGCTTTGGCCAAAATTGGCATAAGTTTAGATCCGAGCATCTGAACGTACCATGGACTTCCTTCTAGTTCTTTGGCAATATTATGCATCATACTTATTTCCGAGCCTTCAGGACTGTTTTTCATTTCTTTAGCGACGTTTCCCATAGCGCCAGAAAAAAACTTTTGAAGGTTCTCTCTAGCCTGTGGCAACATAAATTCCTCAAAATCAATTAATGTCTGTTCTCTTATTCTCTTTACTATTACTCCTAGAGCTAGTAGTAGCGTTTCATCTGATTCTTCACTTCTTAACCAATACTCGATTCTTTTCTGTGTTCTTAAGGGTATCCAGAATGTATAGACTAAAAAGTAAAGACCAAAGCTTAAGATCCAAATGAGTGCGAATGTTTCGTCCGTCATTTCCCGAGTCCGGTAACTTCTAAAATAGTAGCTATTAAAATATCTAGTGGGCCCGTTGTTTCTGTCCTATGTCCTGTTTTAATTAAATCTCCTACATCTTCTTTAGTATTAGCCACAAAGCCTACAGCATATTCGCCTACAGCTAACCAGCTCCCGAGCATAACACCTTTAGGAAGATTAAGATCTAATGTCGGTATAGTTTCAGCTCCGACTAGTGTATAGGAAAGATTTTGTATTGTAACAGATGACCGACTAAGAAGATACCAAACTAAACCCATAATATAGTCTTGATAACCTGTTAAGAAATTTACTAGGGCTATACTGTCTATAGATTCCATAATACTTTCTTTCTTATCTTTTCTATCAAAAAACCATTTGGCGATAGGTATCAGTAATAACGGCCATAACTTTTTTAATTTCTCAATATTCTCTTTAGCTTTTTCTTTAGCCTCTTCTGGTGTTAGTTTTTCAGATTCGGGTATAGTTCCATATTTGAAAAAGGCTTCTCTTGCAGTAGGCCCAATAAAATCATCAAAATAATGTCCCTCTTCGTGTGGCATTATATCTTATATCCAGTAAGCATGCAGGAAATAGATCCGTTGTTATTAGATTGAGTTCCTAAAACCTTAACAGTTGAGTTAGGTGGAATAACAAATTCCATCATTTTCGGTTGCATTATACCACCAACCACACCAACGTCCCCAATCACTATTTTTTCTACAAAAAGACCGATATCATCTACCTGTATTGTATAAGATAAAGTTTCAGATGCTCCCATATTAGACCAGTCTAAACCTATCATTATTCTAGTTAAAAAATAGTCGGAGGGATTAGTATAGTTGAGTAGGGTAACAGGGGAAGCAGTTAGATCCTTACTTCCACTCCACCCGTAAATGTAACCGTCCTTAACTCTTAAGACTGATTCACTAGGTGCTAAGGTCATTCGTCGTAAACTTTACCTGTTATCATAGCATAACAATCATGATTCTCGTCGGCATTTAGATTAATAGCTGTAACTACAACACTAGAATATGGTGGAATAATAACTTTTCTCATTTGGACAGCTGGCGCTTGTGCTGACTGTGTTGGTGCGTTTAATTCTATTTTCATTATTTCAATATTATTAAATGACACTGCAAATTTATAATTATTAGAACCTCCGAGAGTCGTATCATAATTAAAAGTTACAGTACTTACCATATATCCTTTTTGCGTTTGAAAATTTAATAATTCTTTTGATACATTTGTTACAACCACTTTTCCTGAATAGGCATAAGCACGATTCCCTATTGTAATTAAGGATTTACTTCCACCTTTAAATTGGGAGTTGGATCCTATTGCTAATTTAGCCATTCAAATCATTCGAAGTAAAGTGTAACAGACCCGCTTGAAGCGGTTGCTGACCCACCACTAGCGAATTGAATTGCTATTTGTAGATCTATATTATTGACACCAGCTAGAGGAAAGGCTGTGTCTTGTGAACCTGAAGTATTAACAATCCCGCTGTCTGCAGTACCGTCACCATCTACACCCATTAAGGTGAAGTTCTGTTCACTCATATTTGACCCTAATAGTCTGCATACTACTGCATATCCTTTAGGATTAAAACAAGCGAATGTATAATCCACACGGGAAATTCTAGTAGATCCTTGCGGTACCTGAATATTTCCCAGTGAAGAACTTAGCATATTATCCGTTAAGGAAAAGTAGGCTTTATCTGTTGGCGTGCTGTCAAAAGTTCGTGTTATTGTTGTTGCTGACATTTTAGAGTCTGAAGTATAGTTTACTTCCTCCGAGTTTTAGAGTAGGCCACTGTTTTCTAGCGAATGCTCCGAGTATTGCTACTCCTCCAGCGGTTACTAATGTTTTACGTCC